TAGAAAGAAGTCTCCGTACTTACAGAGGTTTCTCGCCCAGCTTCGCATGTTAAATTCGACATTGAGGACGTTATAGAAAAGGTCTTCAAGTAGCTCGCGAATTTTCTCGTTGTCTGAGTAAACGTGTAGAACACGTCCCTTGTCATCCTGTGCGCAGGTTTCATCTGCATAGATGTCAAGCGCTGCTGCAATCTCAGGAGTGTATTCCATCTCCTGAAAATCCTGATAGCGCATCAGGCGCTCGCTCAGGTTGTATGCATTTGACGTGATCGTCGCATACGTGGGCGACAGTGACTTTTGAAAGAGAAGCGTGCCTGAAGACTTTGTCTTGTCCGCCACAGCGATCGTGGTGTCCAGCGCTTTGATCTTGCGCTTGACAACGGGACCTGACCTGAAAAGGCGTGTGAGTCTACGGAATAAGCTTCTTGGTTCTCTTGCCATGTTCTATGCCTCTCCATTCAGTTGAGGCTTCTTCTGTAACACTACATCACAAGGGCTTATATGGCTTGCTAACTTTGTAGTCTAGCTTCTTACAAGGCCCTTTGTGATTCTTTTTTCTTGTGCACGTTGTTGACGTGAGACCGTCGGCGCTATGACGTGCAAACTCTTTGCCACATTTTTTAGAGGATACTGCCTCAGCAATAATCTCTCGCAACTGACCAAGCGTTATTTTCATCACAGCTTCTTTGCAGGCTTCAAGGAGACCATCTGAGGCTCCTTCTTCGGTGCTGCAACGTACGAACCTGGCGCGCTGACCATATTCTCGAGTGTCTTCTCAATCTCGCCGAGGTGAGGTGTCACTGCATTGATTGCCGCAGGAGAACCCTTCTCCTTGAAGTCTTCAACAGCAGCAAGAAGCTTGCTGGCAATGGTGACGATGTCGCGGATGCCATTGTGGTCAACGACTTCATTGACGTTATTCTGAACCAGCTCATCTTTGATGATCTGACGCAGTCTCACAAGGCTGATCTTAGGTGTGGTCATGTGCTGCCTTCTCTCCAGTAAGTATCAACATCGTACATCATCGTAAGAGCCAGCGAAAATCACTGACATCTGAAAGGTGAGGGTTCTGCTGAGCGTGTTGCGATGCGTCACGAGTTCTATAAACGCTGTTTGCGTTCATTCCTCTGATGTTGGGATTGACGAGCGGTTGAACGTCGGCAATTCCTCCGGGGAGATCGTTCACATTTCTTTGGTGAACCTTTGTTGCTGCTAGAATTGCATACGACATGGCGATCGCCTGCTCACTCATTCCTGAGCCACCTTCGACGAGCCAACATCCAATTGCCATGCTCATGATCAAGTCGTCATGCGCGTCTTTGCTAGCCTGAGGCTTGTTGCCGTTCCAGACGAATGCTAGCAATTGATCATGAAAACGACGAGAATAGCTTTTCAACTGCTTCGTTCGAATCATCTCTTCGAGTTTAGTCAGAACCTGTACGCGAGTCTTCTGACTCGTCGGAAACCCAGGCAACTCGTTTGAGTCTGTCGGAAGGTAGTTGAACGGATCGTTGTGACCGTGATAGTACAACTTCTTGTACTCAAGCGTGTCACGAAGCTTTGTGTTTACGAAGTAGCCGAACGTGTTGTTCTCTGGCGCGATCAGCGCATCATTGTACTTCTTACCCCATTCATAGAGAATGTCTGCCAACTTTTCGGGAGGCACCTTTCCCATGTACTCTACCGCGACCTCACAGTCATCTGTATCAATGATGTGAAACGTTGAGTAATCACCGGCGTCGCCACGTGAGACGTCTGCAGAGACGACGTACGTATGTCCAACAACTGGAGGCGACCACACCCAGATGTTTCGATCGAAACCCGCTTTTTCAGCAGGTTCTAAAATTTGTGAACGAAGATATGCGATATCGTCCGGCTGGAGGAACGTGTCGCCTGAAGTCGTGAAGTCACACAGGTACTCCTGCGCGATGTCTCGCCTATTCAGACTCTTTGTTTCTTCATCGAACCATGCTTGATCGTGTTCAGGATGTACGTCCCAAGGAAGGCGGATTGCATTGAACTTATTTGCGCCGCCGCCAGATTCTGCTTCCGTCCAGAGCTTGTAGTATTGACCACCCACACCGTGTGGTGATGAAAGGATGATTGCGTTACCACCCGTTGAGAACGTAGGAGCAAGACCCGTCCAGATCCTGTCAAAGTCACGAATGAACGCGGCCTCGTCAACGATGAGGAGTGACAATGCTTCAGATCGTCCTGCGTCATCTGACGTTGGAATTGCCGTGATCTGAGAACCGTTGCTGAAGCTGATGGACTGCTTCGTCGGTTCATACTTCGGCAGAAGGAGCCATGGTGGGAGATTCTCGATTGCGACCTTGACCTTCTTGATGAAGTTCATTGCCGTGCCGAGCTTCGTAGCGATAACAAGGATGTTCTTGTCCTTGTAGAAGATTGCTAGCCACGCGGCATATGCTGCGCACACCGTAGAAATTCCTAGCTGGCGTGACTTTAGAATGATATTGAGACGATGATTTTGAAAGTCATTGACGCAGTCATCTTGAAAATCGTACGTGTCAAACTTGATCGTGCCACGTGTAGGGTGTTGGATCATTACGTACTTCTTGATGAAGTAGATCGGATCTTGACCGCACTTGATGATCTCCTTGACCTGCTCAGCCCTTGAGACCTGTTGCTTGGGAGGTGCCATCAATCACCCGATCTCATACACCGTCTTCCGGCGAAAGTACGCCGAACGGACGTGTTGAGGCATGTTCATGCCGATCATCTCAAGGCTCTCTGTTGCAGACAGCTCTTTTGCCGTCAATGCATCGCCAGACAGTTCCTTGTAGTTCTTCTTGACAACTTTTAGAGCTGCGTCTGTAATTGATTTTGACTCGTCATCATAGCGACGCTTCATCTCAATCATTTGACGTTCTGTGGCGAAGTTAACGATAGCGGCGTAAGACACCAGGATCCTGTCGGGACCCATCATCGTGACCTTCACAGAATATGAAGACGTCTTAGGGGTTGATGAACGTCCCCACGTCGTGTCGATCGCCTGACCTAGTGCGTTGTAGTCGATGTCTGTCATGGTGACGGGACTCCTCGACTTAAATATGGCACTCAGTTCAGACTAGTCTACCTCAAAGGTGATGGACAACGGCACGCGGTCTGATTCAGACGCTAGCACCTGTTCAGGCGTTGGCCGCCAACCGTCCTTCCATGCTTGTCGCCTTGGATGTGCCCAAGTTCGAGCACACCTATCACAACACCCAAAATCATGGTGACCTATTTCATCCTCACGCGACCGCATGACATGATCACACAGCGGGCACGCAAGCGGGATAGGTGCTGGCGCGTCTATGGGAACGATAACAACGAACCCCTCAGGTCGTTCTTCGATCAATCGATCTTTAAGATACGGACGCTGAGTCACGCACTGTCTCTTGCAGTCTTCAAATGATAGACGACTTTGCTAATTGCACTAGTTCGTTCTGTCAAAGGCTCAGTTGCTAACGCCATGGCCGCTCCGTTATATGGAGCATCAGGTTCATATACGACAGCGACTGTAAAACCTTTTGACGTCAACTTATCACGGTATTGAAGAAGCTCAGCTTCGTCTGCTACGTGCAAAAGTCTGATGATTGTTCGTTTGCTGATAGGCGCTGACAAAATTGCTTCACCACACGCGTGTCCGACGTTCACCATTTGAACATACACAGGAAGATCCTTCCTCACCAAGACATATTGAGCAGGAGGCTTTTCTTCAGTCATGGTCAACTGTACACAACTTTTGCGTCTTTTTCAGCTTTGGTGATCTCAATGACATGGTCGGCAACGTCCTTGACACCATCAACGTGCGTGATGACGATGATTGTCTTGAAGTAGTTCTTCAACGACAGAAGCAATCGATTGCATGCTTCGACGCTGGATGGGTCAAGCGGGCCGAAACTCTCATCGATGATGAACATGTCAGTCTTTGGCAATGATGAGACGTTGATCAGCGCAACGCGGATTGCGATTGACGCCAGCGTCTTCTCCATTCCAGACCCGAGTTCGATGGGTCGGCGACTGTCACCGTAGTTGATGTAGACCTCCATAGAGTCGCTGTCGTCATCAACCTCGAGCTCAACTGAGAAGTCAACGATGCCTGACAGGATCTTTGCCACTTCTGCATTGATGACAGGCAGCTGCGACGTCACGATCAGGCTGGGAATTCCCTTCCGCGAAAATGCCTGAGCAATCAGCTCATGCACCTTCATCAGCTGAAGCATCTCTTGGCGTTGAGCTCTGTCAGTTGCAATCTTGTCGTAGTCTGATTGAACGCGTCCCGCCTCA